TAAGGGATATACACTACTCGTGTACTGTTACTGATATAGATTGTGCAAGGCTAGACCTACTAAAAAGCCTCAATAAAGAGGCTTATATAGTTAGTTATATAGGTTATATGTTAGAACGTGCCGCCATCGATGGTTCCACTAGCTTGTGGGACACCGCCTGAAGTGAAGCCTAAGTGTTGGTATTGCGTACCTGTAATGTAACTTATAGCCGTACCGCCAGCATTGCTTACCCAATAACCATTGCCAGTATGAGATGAGACACCTGTACCACCATCTGCTATCGGAACATCTGTGCCTCCAGCTCGATACATAAGGTTACCCTCTATAGATAAGTCACCTGCTGAGGCTCTGGCTAATGTAGAGTCTGAGGCTGCACCAACATTGATTGCTGTGAATTGTGGTGAGTCACCGGTTCCCATGCCCATAGATGTTCTAAGGGTAGCACCTGTCTCTAAGACAAAGTTACTGCCATTGCCTACAATCATTCCGCCATCGGTTACTGCTAATCCAGCTACATCGGCTAATTGAGCATCGTATGCTTGGACATCTGAACCAATCGCTAAGCCAAGGTTAGTCCTTGCGCCACTGGCTGTTGAGCTTCCTGTACCACCATGAGCTACTGCAACGTCTGTTGCTGCCCATGTACCAGTACCGATAGTACCAAGGGTTGTAATAGTGTTTTGACCAATATATGTAGCTGCAATGGTAATTGCATCTGCAGAAACTGTAATCTTATCGGCTGTTCCAACCGCATCGATGGTGTTACCAGTTTTGGTTAAACCATTTCCAGCTGAAATTTGACCAGCACCAGAGAATTGTTCAAAGTTTATTGCTGTTGTGCCAAGTGTTACTGCACCGTCAGTTGATAATACGTAACCATTGTCAGCATTCGCAGTACCTTCTTCGGTAAATGTAAAGGCTCCAGCCGTTAATTCAGAGGCTGCATCAGCATCTGGAGTCCTAGTCAATACAAATGCTGCTCCGGCACCACCTGTTGCTGTTACTTTATAGAAACCATTTTGTGCCGCTGCTGCTTGGTCTTTAACAAGAATTCTGTCATTTACTGCAACTGCTACACCATCAACACTTAATGCACCATTAGCATCGGCTGTTAATGTACCTGCGCCATTGTTGTATGTACAAGCAGCTAACGCAGCTGCTGTAGCAAGTCTTACGGATGCTTTAACATCTAATCCATTCGCTACTGAGTCAACATATGCCTTATTGGCAAGGGAATCTGTGGTAAATCCGGCTCTTCCAGCATATCCGGAAGGAACTGTGACCGTACCTGTGCCATTTGGCGTTAAATCTAGGTTGCCGTTCGCATTAGTTGTTGTAATTGCATTGCCATCGACCGTTATATTATCGACATCGAGGGAAGTAATTCCATTTAAATCTGTAATTGTACCGCCTAAAGAGGTATCATCGCTACCAATTGTTATACCATCATTGGCTAATTTTCCATTTGCGATTGAACCGGCTAACTGAGCGTTGGTAATACCTAAGGCTTTGACCGTTACTGCACCAGATGTTACACTAAAGTCATCCGAACTGAATGATGCGATACCTTTATTGCCTGATGTGGCATCTTCACCGGCAATTGTGATTGTATTATCAGATACTGTAGTATCAATACCTTCGCCACCGCTGTATGTTATTGTTTCGCCAGTGCTTACTGAATCATTTGAGCCTGAATCAGCTGCAATACTTAATGTGCTTATTACTGTGGCAAATGATAGGTTACCTGAACCGTCTGTTTTTAAGAATTGACCATTTGTGCCATCCGCCGTCGGATGTGACAATCCATCAAGGATAACCTTACCAGAACCATGTGGTGTAATGGTAATATTACCGTTTGTGTCTGTTGATGTGATGGCATTGCCGTTTAATGTTAAATTATCGACATGTAATGCGTCAATTTTTGAATTTGCATCTACGATTATCGCTGATGACGCTGTTAGCGTACCAGCTGTGTGGTCCATCATATCAGTATATAACTGACCACCTATGATTTTTGCTACTACATCAGATCCTGATGTTTCACCTATAAAAAGTTTATCTGAACTAAATGAGTAGGCTTGTTCACCAACCGCTAATGCATTTGTCGCCGGTGAGCCAGTCCCCGTACTATATTTAGTAATAATTACTGTACCTGACATACTATCTCCTAATTAAATTAATGCGCACGATTGCTAAATACATTTTAAAAACTCCCGCCTATAACTTTTAAATTTGCGTTTTCTACCTCAGGTACCACCTTAAAGGTTGATGATGAATTGTCCCATAAAATGACTGATCCATCGATCCTTTGGCTTGTATCCACATCTGTTAAAGCCGATAACGTTTGACCTGTAGTAAGTAATAATTTTTGTGCCTCTATTCTCTTTTGACTTGCCGAATTAGCTGCTAAGCTTCTCTTCGTAGTAATTTTTCCCTGTAGTGCCATATTATTGTGTTACTCCTGCGTTAACCGTTACTTGTCCTTCGATAACTCTTGTTTTATATCCTGTGCTTGTTTTTGTTATCTCTACATCATATACATACCGACCTGCTTTCATTGCATTCGTCTGAGTATTACTCAATCCTATCGTAATCTCTCCTGTAGAAGCTCCTGTAATTGTACAAGTAAAATCTACCTTTGTACTGGATGTATAAGTTTTCCTTATTTGTCCAGCGACTGTATATCCTGTTAGGTTAGCTAAAGTTCCATCTGAATCGTCTACTATGACTTCAGCTGAAAAATCGGCCCCTTGGTCTATACTTATATCTGAATATACTGCCATTTTCCTATATACCTATTTATAATTTATCGTATTTATGAACCTGCTCCATACATCGTCTTAACTGTAGAGCCTGCTGAATTAATTATTAATAATTCAACCTCATCTTTTAATTTTGCTCTTGATACTGCATCATTGACGAGTTCTGTCTCATTTATTGCGTTATCAGCCATCTTAGCATTAGTTATTGCATTGTCTGCTATATCGTCAGTAGTAGTACTTCCTGCTGCACGTGTAGTAACAATCTCCACTGACGCTAAGTTTGTCATAGTAGCTGAACCTGTTACATCACCACTTAGTGTAATAACTGGGTCATTAACGTCAAAGTCAAGTGTACCAGTCGAACCATCATATGTTGCATTAATACCTGATTCAGTATTATTATCAACCATAGCACCAACAGTTGTTTGTATAGTCGTTGCTAAGGTAGCACCATTAACTGTAATAGCATCTGCTTCTAACGTTCCATCAATATCAGCATTACCACTAATATCCAATGAAGCTCCATCAATTTCTCCTGTTACTGTAATACTATCTACGAAAGCATCTTTAAAACGGACACCTGTTGAGCCTAAATCAACATCACTATCTGTTTGTGGTCCAAGAATGCCATCAGCAACATATACTTGTTCAGCATTTGATGCATAAAAGTGTATTTCGTTTGCTGTTTCAAAATCTATTTTAGTCTGATCGTCTTCACCAATCTTAATATCTGCTGCAAGTAAAGATGTTACTGTTGTTTGAGCAGCTGCTAATGCAAAATCTAATGTATTATCACTATCTTCATATGTTACTGCAATACCTGTTTCAGTATTACTACCAACCATTGCTCCAACTGTATCTGATATTGATTCAGCAAGGGTAACACCATCAATTGTTATTGCGTCTGCCTCTAATGTACCGTCAACATCGACATTAGCCGAAAAATAAGCCGTAGGTGCTGTAATTTTAAGATCACCTGTACCTGTATCTGCAATATATGAATGGGAACCATCATGGTAAATCTCTAAGCCGTCTGATGATGTACCAAATATAGCTTTTTTATCATCATTAAAGACCATATGACCTGTCATAGTGCCACCAGTAGATGCTAAACTACTAGCAACTATATTTTGATGTGCATTAACAGCGCCAACAAGTGTTGCGTGGCCTGAATTACCAACAGATAAATTGCTTAAATCACCAATTGCTGTACCAATCTCATTGGTCTTTACTCTCCATTGTTCGAAGGTATTTGCTGTTGTTACGTTTACTGTTGCCATATTATCTCTCTATTAATGTTTGAAGCATCATTTTAATTTCTGATACGTCTTGTTCTACTTTATCTAATCTCTCTGCATCGGCTTTTTTCTTTGCCCTATTTAATGAATATTGTTCACCACCGCTTGACATATTTATAATAGCCCCTGACTTTGTGTCTCTAACTAATCCTGTATGTCCTTGAACTGGTATTTTCATTAGTAATTATATGATGTCCCACCACCTTGACTATTTAAAATTTGTTCAAATAAGTCTTCGTGTTGTTCCATAATCTCCTCATCTACATTTAACATTTCGTCCATTTGGCCTCTCATTTTTTCTTGTTCTCTTTCTAGCTTGTCAACTTTATCATCAAGTACTGCTTGAGTAGTAGACAAACTAAATGTCTGTGTCATTGTCCAACCACCTAAAGCAATAAGCAAGCCAAGAAGTAACATTACAATCTGGTCTTTCATTATGCTCTCAATGCTATAGCCCTAAGATCTTGCATTTTAGGAATATTACTTGTACTTGTAGACCTCATCACAATCTTAACTGCGAATATAGTAAATGCTGCTATAGCTGATGAAGTACCAATATCCCATGTTGTCTCATTGTATTCTGTACCATCTGAGTATGCAACCACACCATTATTACTTGATGGAGTGCCTAACACCCATGATTCTTCATCGAATGTTGCTGCAGTGTTACCAGTCTTATAATATAAGTCAACATATGTGCCATTTGGACGGTTAACATCTAAATATACTTTAATAGCGTCTGAACTATCGTTTAATTCAATTGTTTTTGTAACATATTTGGCTAAATTAGCGCCTGTACTAGCATTTGTTTCACCACTTGTGACATTATCAATCCTATTACCAATAGTAATCAATGAACACCTTTCCATATCAATCACTGGCGATAGGTAATTATTAGTTGAGCTAAATGAGCCATCAAGACGTACTGTTTCTGTACTACCACGCTTAATCACCTTAGGTATTAATGGAGTATAGTTATCATTTGCTACAATAGCAGCTGCAGTTGATGAAGCTCCAAGTGTTGTAGCATTACCTACGGCAGTATCTCTAATTGTCCATGACTGTGATGTATCAGGTAATACAATATTTTGTATAACTGGGTGAATTGTATTCCATGACAAGTTTTGTGTAGCTTGACATGTTGTTCCACCGCCATTACCAGCAGTAATAGCTGCAATATGTCCTCCTCCAGCAACCGTAATGGTATAAGCGTCTTGTGTCACTGCAGTAATTGTATGTATTTTGTTTAATTCATGAGCATATGCTGTTCCAGTGCCTGTTCCAGCTGCGGCTGCAGTAAATACAACATCAGCTGCTGCGGTTGTACCTGACGGCACTCCTGCAGTTTCCCATTGTGCTTGGGTAGTATTACCTACTGCTACAATCTTATATTGTGTGCCAATTACAAACGATCCACCAGCTGTTGTTGATGTACTAAAGTCATATCCGTTAGTTGCTGCAAAGCCAGTTAAGGTTACTGTATCGGAAGCCACCATACCGTGGTCTCTATGAGCTACTGTAAAGACATTAGATGCACTTGCACCTGATGCCACAGTTGTTAATGGATTAGCTATTAATGCACGTGATTGTAATTCACTATTTAATAATACAGCATTATATGCTTGTGAAGTATCAAATACCGCCCTCTTTAAGACAAATGTTAAGTCTTTATTCTGGTCAGCTGTCCATGTTGAAGCATTTTGTGACTTAAATAATACTCCAGCGTATGGTTGTTGTGATATTCTATTACCACTTTGGTCTTCTTTACCAATCTCAGCATAACGTACCAAGTATTTATTAGAGTTTGATATAACAACAATTGCATATTCAACACCATCTTGTAAATATACCGGAGATGGGAATGTAAATGTGGTTGCTGCAGATGTACTTACAGCACTTGGATTAAGTGTTACATCAGAGAATGGAATAATCTTTTGTGTAGGGAATCCATTGACCATTTCGCGTATTGATATATTTACAGGTATAGCAGCATCTTTAGCTGTAAAGTAAAGATCTAATGAAGTAACAAATGCTGCTTGGTCAAGCAATATTGATTGAGCTAATGGGTCATGCCAATTAACTCTATTCCTTCCTGTCTCTCTGCTAGTAGTTGTTGTATCTTCTACTGTTAATCTTGAAATAACTGGGGTTCTTGTTGAAATAATAACATTTTCCCTTGATTCGAGTAAGCCTGAAGCATTATACATTGCTGTAGCTGATGTTTCTGTTACCTCATCATCGTTAGCAGATGATTGAGTCAGTTTAAATTCTTTTTCACCAGTAGCAAAGCTTAAAGCAGAGTTATTTGGTATTAAGAATGAACCTGATACTGCACCATTCGCATCAGTTGTTAATGTAGTAGCTCCTGCTGGGTGAGCAGTAACAGTATTAATACCAACTAATGGGTCATATGTTGACGCTGTAGTAGATACATAGCCTGCTACAGAAGTACCATCAAAGAATGCATATACTTGAGTGGCTGGCTTCATACGTGTAGCAGCAAATGAAACTAATCTTGTTCTCATGAATGGTATAAAGTTAACCTCTACTATACGATCACCTGAACTAAATCTCGATGTTTGTACTTCAATAGTTTGCTGAACACCTGTCCGTCTCATATTACCTGTTTCAGTTTGAATATTCCAGTTACCTGACCTATGCCAGCTCTTTTGACCTGTCCAATTGGTTGTCCAATCATTCCAAACAGTACCAACTTGTGGCTCTAAAGCAGCTTTCATGGCATCAAATTCACCATCATTGTTAATGACCACTTCAGGCCTTCTGTCTATATCCCTCCATTCATCTGTCGAAGGAGTTAATGTCATTGAACCAGTCCAATTAAATACATCGTAAGGGTTAACATTAATTTGACCTGAATATTGTGTTTGTGATATAAGATTACTTGCTGAAGTATTTGTAGTATATGGCAATGTAACCAAGTCACCTGTTTTAACGGTTGTGGATGCACCATCATGCGTTAATCCAACATTACCTGAAGCAAATCCAGGGCGTAATATACGATTCTGTATGTCTACTGATGCTCTATATTCTGGGGATGAGGAGTTAGACATTCTTGTATTTGAGAATGCATCCACTAAGAAGCCTGACTTCCATCGTGGGTCATTTGTTCCATCTAAAATTTGTTTATTCTGTGCTTCAGCTTCTAAGAATGATAGTACTGAATAGTATTCTATTTGACTTATTCTCTTATCAATACGACCAATATCACGCATTGTATAACGTCTATTATCAATAAAGTCAAGGGTTACCTCATCAGGCGTTAATGTATATGCCGGAATAGACATTGTATATAAATGCATTGAATCACTTGGAATTTCAGGTGCTTCTGGATAACGTGATGGAACACCACCAGCTACACCAAATGTACCCTTAGAATCTAAATAAACCTTATCGATTCTTGGTAAATAGAATTGAATATCTGTTTCGAATTGTGAATATCTTGTAGGGCAGAATGCTGTAACAGCTCCTGTGCCTGTAAATACAGCACCAGCATTACCTGTACGTGGTCTAAAGTCAACACAACTTCTTAATTCTAAATCGCCATGCTTAGGGATGTCCTCATAGTCAATAGCTGCATAAGAATCAACTGTAAAGAAATCACCAGCAGAATGGTCAAAATACTTGTATGTTGCAGTAAGTGCCACAGCTGCAGTATAGTTAGATGTAGTCTTTAATGAAATTCTACCAGCATCGTAGTGAGTATCTCTTTGTCCATTGTCTAAATTAAAGTGTTCAGTTACATCAGCACCGCCAGATGTTTCAGTGACAGATACTAATGTATGGATATCTGCATGGCCAAGTTGTTGACCAGTACCAGCATATGATACGCCTGCATTAAAGTTTACAGAGGTATTACCACTTAGTGTTTTTGTTTTATGGTCTAAAGTTCTAACCATAGGAGCAATTAATCTTAAACTATCTCCTTCATATGAACTTAAACCACTAACTGTTACTGTTTGGTTGGCATTACTAAATACATATTCAGCCATATCATCAACTGGAGGGTTATCTGTAAGTCCAGAACCATCATCATTCACTAATATCCAATTTGTATTAAGTGATTTTGAACCAAATACTTCATTAGCAACGGCTGTTGTAAATATTGCACTACCACTTGTAACATCACCAGTTGCTGAATGTATACGATTTGTCTCAAATCTAAAGTTATAATCAGGAGTACCACCATCAGTTATTGTATTGAGTGTCTTAATTCGTTTATATGGTAATTCAAATATTAAACCATCTGGACCAAGATTAAATACATTAGTACTATCAGTTTGAGCAATATTAGCTGCAAAGTCATAAGATGATTGAGCATCTAATTGAGTTGCACCTGTCATTGTACCAGTAAAGTCAAATATATGTAATCTATATCTTGAAGCTGTAGTACCACCATTACCACTTACACGTTCAATTGAACGAGCACGACATGTACCAACTGATGTACCACCACTATTTTCAATATCTATCTTACCAAATGTAGTAATGTCTGGGAAACCGTCCATATTGTCGATTTCAATATAGTTATTATGAGTAATCTCTGTAACTTTATCAGTTACTCTTTCCGATGTCCTTGCTTTATCAAAATGTACATTGGTTGTACCAAGGGTTTGTATCTCATAACCTCTTACATATGCCTTTGAAGGCTCAACACCAAGGGTTAATTTAGTGGCTGTGCCACCTGTATGTGTTTTAACAAGAGCTTTAAATGGATTAACATAGTAGTTACCTGATTCATCGAATGTTCTACGAGCTAATTCATCTGCTAAGTGATTATAATCTGCAGTTGCTGCATTCTTTGTAATATAACCATCTTCTAATCGAGCTATAAGAACAAAATTACCAGTTGTTGCGTTAACTGCTTGAGAAGATAATGTTGCTGTAATAGAATAACGATGTGCACCTGGGGCTGACTCGTTAGGTGTACCTGTAGCATTATCATTTAACGATGAATCACTACCTGAACTGACAAGGGATTCAGTGACAAGTAAGCCTATATCGAATGATACGTTATGTGAATATTTGGATAATACGATTGTTTTAGATTTAGCTGTAACAAAATGCTTTTTAATATAATATATACCATCTTCTAGTGCCACAATAGAGCCAAAACCTGTAGCAGCAGATGCTTTTACTTCAGCTGATTTATTTGCACCATCTGTTATTGTTGCGTTATCTGCAAAAACTGTGCCAGATATGTATTTAACGAATAGAGTAATAGGATCTGAGCCAGAAGCTAATTCTGCATGGACAACCCTAGCTACGTTAGTACCATCAGTAAATTCAGTACCAACTAACTCTGCAACTGTATCGCAATAAGCATTAACAGAATCTAATTTAATATAGTCAATTTTATTATGAAGGTGAACAGCACCTGGTACAACAACTGAACCATCTTTAAAAGTATGGTCACCATGTGATGATACTTGGTGTTGTAATTGTGTTTGTAGCTGAGTTAATTCTCTTGCTTGTACAGCCTTACCGGGTCTAAATAATATTCTTTGATATTGTTCTTTAGGGCTTAAAGTATTGCCCGCAGCTACATCTTCAAAATCGTCCCAATATGGTTCTACGTTAAATGAAATTGCCATATTTCTATCCTATTTAAAATGCGATTACTAATCTTACTGTTTCTACTTGTCCGTCTGACCTCGTTGTTGCTGTCCTATTCTCTATAAACATTACATCACCTGAATGATGGTTAATTAATGGAACAGCTACTGCCGATATTGCGTCACCAGCACCGCCTGTGCCGTTAAAACGGAGATTATCTGAAGCTGTGATTGGTGTAAATCCTGTAGCTTCATTCTGTATATAATGTAATACACCAGTAGATGAATTATATTCTACAACCATTGCATCACCACCACCAACTGTACCTTCAACTAATTGATCTGCTGGGTATGTGCCACTTGTAACCGTTGTTAAACTCTTACATGTGTTATATGCTGCTGCTTCTGCAATTTGAGCAATAGTACCCGAACCACTTGATGTAGTAGCAATAGCTTTAAATACTTCACCCACAACTGGATTACCACTAGTTGAACCTGCAGTTGCCCAATGTGCATCAGTAGAGGTACCCATTGTTAAAATCTTATAAAAGTTACCAACAACCATTGAACCAGCTGCTGAAAGTGTTGCTGATTGAGTAGCTTGTTCAATTGGATTTTTAATTACTGCTATTTGTCTAAAATCATTTGTATCAGGAATTGAACCTGACTCATCACCTGTAAATACTGTATTAATAGTTACATAATGTGCTCTTAAATCATTTGTAGGATCTGCTCCATATCCGCCTGGAGGGCCGATTACTGGTCTGAGCGTTGCTGCTGTAGATGAACCACTTGTGGTTAATGTAACAACTGCGTGGGTATATCCTGTGCCAACGTTAGTCATTGTAACACTATTAATTGCTCCACCAGATACTGTACATGTTGCTGCAGCATTTGAACCATCACCTGTAATAGTGATTGTTGGAGCTGATGTATATCCAACACCTGCAGTAGTTATCTTAAGGTTATATATAGCCCCATCGATTGCATTACCTTGTACAGCCCATTGTGCTGTTAGTCCAGCATCAGCACCAACTGCTGGTTGTTCTGTTAATTTTCTACAAGGCATAAATGATGATGTTAAGAATTTAGTTACATCAGTTGCTGGGACTGTATACATATATTTCCATATATAACCATCGTTAGCTGATACGCTACCGATAACACCTGATGTTTGAACACCAACTGTGTCTGGGTTATATGTACTTGCGCCTGCACCGGCTCTCAAACACATATATACATTATTGTTATCTGATATAACAAAATATGTTTTGCCTTCTATATTTGTATCTCGATCATCATATTCTATATATGTAGTACCAGAAACCCATAGGTTTCTTTTTGTACAATGAATAATATCTGCAGCATCAATTCGCTTCATGGCAAACATGTTTTCCCATAAAGTATTTGATGCGTAGTCATTTTCATATGGGGTGTCCGGAGATGCGTCATCCGTCCATGCGTTTGGCCGTCCCAGTGCCATATAGAATTGATTATCACTTAGACTCTCAACGAATTTATTCGTTGAATCTAGTCTGAATTTGCTTGTGATTATTGCTGCCATGTCTTTTCCTTTATTTTATGAAATAACGAGTGAATTATGTCCACCCATTCCGAATTGTAAACCTATATTGTTATTTATACTATCTTGCACTGTATATCGAGCAAAATCACTATTTGGACCTAAATAACTGAACTTCATGTTCTCCCAATGGTTTTGCATACCTATAATACTATATTGTGCACTACCTCGTGCATAATGGGTATACGATTTCTCTAATATGTGACTGTTAAAACTTACTGGTCCAACTTGATGTGCACCTAAAGTTAACTGTATCTTACCAACAAATGGTAACCAACCATATTGCGCTTGTGTATTTCCTTGGTCTAATGCTGAAATAAAAATCAATATTTCACCAAAGAATTTAAATCCTGCAGGGTGAACTAATCTTGTAAATGCATTTTTCCAATCAGCTACATTCTTACCAGTTCTTAATACATATGAAAATTGCTGATAGTAATAAGAGTCTTGTAAAAACTTTTTGTCTGATAAAAAACCATCATTTGTAGTAAATAATCCTTTAGCATATGTCCTTACAACGTCATTATTTGCTAATGCACTTGTAAAATTTAATCTATATTTAGTTACTCCTGAATCTGTATATACTTCTTCAGTATAGTCTGTAACTGGAGTTTGATAATCGTTATTAACAAATACAACATCATCATCAAAAATAGCTGCTTGAGCTGCATCATTATTTCCATCAACTACAGTAGGTGTGCCACTAATTGTAAATGTATGATTAGGAGTAAATGTAGTTCTATCAGCTTTAATAGCCGTTTCTTGATTTGTCCAAGCTCCATCTGATGGATTAAGTAAATCTTTAAATGGAAAATATGTCTCTACATCATCATTATATATCATTCTAAAGAATGACTTAATAGATTCAGGTGTACCTCTACTTCTATAAAATTCAGCAAGTCTCTTATAGAACATTCTTGGGTCTGTAGCAAAATCTCTTGGTACTGCAACACCAATTTCATTTTGGAGTTCTGTTAATAAATCCTCTTCTACAAAGTCAATATCCCTTTGGGTATCTAATGCATTAAGATAAAATCCTGATTTATTTTGACGCTCTAAATATAATGCATATGTCTTAAGAAATGCAACTAAATCAGGATATGAACCCTCTATATGGTCTGGTACTAATTCATCGATATATGATGATATATTATATTTGCCAAGTGTTGCCATTAGTTACTTACCGTTGTATAATCAATACCAGCAGTTGTACCACCAGTAGCCATAGTATCTATTTCTCCTGTAATTGTTGCAGTTGAGGTATTAATTGTTAATAATTCATTCCTTGTAGGTGATATATCAGATGATGCTGGCTTAACCGTTACATCAATTGTAGTTGACCCTGTAGGTAATGCAGTTGGTTGAAATGCGTCAAGAGTAATTGTTCCAGCCTCTTCATTTACATCACCAACATTAGTAGCTAATACTAAATCTGCTGCATCAACAATTTGAATAATTCGTGTATCACTTGAACTGTCATAAAAATCTTTAAGCTTACCAGTTTCTCCAGCATATGTAAAATTAGTTGATTCTACATAAGAGCCGGTAGTACCTGTAGTAGCATCTAAATCAGTCAATGGTTGATTAAACTTAAGAGTATATTTAGTTGCTGTACCAAGCACTGGTGTAATCTTTTTAGTCATCTTAATACGAGTAATATTAGATAGGATAGCAATATTAGTATCGTCAATCTTTTTAAGAACATTTGAATCTCTATATACTCCACCAAAACTCTTTAATGTATCATCATTATATGCCACAAGTGTATTCCTTATTGAGGTTGCTAAACCAGACGCTGTTACTGTAGCAAGGTTAGGATTAAATTTAAAGTAAACTTCGAGGTCGATATAGGTGTATTCCGGGTCGACAAGAACCGGAGTGATACTTACAACGTTTTTTGGCTTAAGAATATTTGTTTTTATAGTGGTCTTTTGGTCATCGGTGAGTGTTTCAGCTGATAATGGCTTAATGGAGACATACACCTTACCATAATCGGGTACATCATGATCTTCTCCACCCCATACTGCAACAGCTTCAACATCGGCAAATTCGTTTTTAATAATGGCTTTATAATCATCTGGTGTTACAGCCCTATTTTGTGATACGTGCGCAAGAGGAGCATTAAATTTAATAGCTTCTTTAGTTTCCCTTGCAGCACCACCAGTAGCTTTACTTACAAGTGTAATTGTCTCATCACTATTACCATTTAATGAATCAGTCATAGTAAATACTGTGGCTCCATTCACATCTGCGCCTGATGGAATTGTAGAGAATTCTATTTTAATTGAATTGCCATTACCTGGTCTTTTACCTACTATATTATCACCAAATTTAATTTCGTAATAAGAATCTCTTCCTTCCTCTAAAAAATATACTTCACTTGTGCCATCAAGATTAAC